CACACGTAGCCCTACCTCGCTTGCATAGGCTTGCTCTTGCTGGAGTTGATAATCAAGGCTGTATAGCTCTGCTTGGCGCGGGGTGCTTACGCGGGTGTAGAGGATAGCACGCTTGGTCATGGGGAACCTCCGTTTAGCTCATCTGTTCAATCTAATTATACCACGAAATTCGGCCTATTTAGAACAACCGTGGTCGTGATTTATGGTACGAATACCACTTGCATTTCTACCTGTAGTCGTGTATACAAGACCTACCCAAACTGTCTATGCCCGAGGCATTTTATATAAGCCTTAGTGAAATAAATGAGTTACAAACAAACATAATGCTCTTTGTTTCTTATTGGGTTAAGAAAAAGAAAACACCAGTTCCGCAGAAAGATATTATCTTACGAATGCAAGCTAATGGAATAAAGAACTTTACAACAGTCAACGCACTTAATTCACTATTAAGGAAGGGGTACATTAGAAGAGCATATACTATATCGAACAAAACAACCTATGTTCAATTACGCGGAATATGAATGATGATTGCACAGATAGAGATTGTCCGTTGTATGTAGTCGGCGCATTTCACAAAAAAACAGTAGCATTGTGTAAATACAAACAGAAAGATATAATACAGCAACCAAACTCATAACTATGAACGGTAAACAAGTCAAAAACGTCTCTACAATTGATGTGTTGCGATTTCAGCAAGAATGGTGGGAAGATAAGCGTCTACCATATGCCTACGAACGGTTCCCCAATATGCCGCAAAAGGTCGTGTACCGTAAAATGGAGAAGTTAGTAGTACAAGGTTTTTTAGAATACGGAGTGTCACTAAGAACTTCCTGGCTTACAGATAAGGCTAAGAAATTGTTATATGAACGGTGAATCAGGTAGACCTACAAAATACGATCCAAAGTACTGTGAAGAAATCGTTGAATACTTTGATCAATCCCCACATAAAGATGTAGATATTCCTCATATGGGTGCAACTGGTGAATTTAAATGGATGGATTATAAAAGAATGTCTAATCAGTTACCGACGTTTCTAGGGTTTGCAAAAAAGATAGGCGTGAATGGAGATACGCTTGTTGAATGGGCTAAGGAGGAAAATAAGGAAAAATATCCGGGATTTTCCGCCGCATATATACGCGCAAAGGAATTACAAAAATGGTTTATTATTGAAAACGGCCTCAACGGATTGTATAATCCACAGTTTGCTATATTTGTCGCTAAGAACATTACTGATATGAGGGATAAGACTGAGACTGATATAACTTCTGGCGGTAAACCACTGCCCACACCGATCTATGGAGGAAAATCAACAGAGGAAGTTTAATATTGAGGATACATCCGCAACCCGTAAGATATTCGATTTGAGAAAACGTATTCGTGCTGTATCAGGTGGAACCAGTGCCTCAAAGACAGTCTCAATCCTTGTATGGCTTATTGATTATTGTCAGTCCACAAAGAATAGAAACAAATTAGCTACCGTTGTATCAGAGTCCTATCCGCATCTTGAGAAAGGAGCAATGCGTGACTTTGAAATGATAATGAAGGATAGGGAATATTGGGATGATGCACGATGGAATAGTTCTAAGCATACTTACACCTTTGAAACAGGTAACGTGCTGGAGTTTATGTCTGTTGATACCTATGGTAAAGCACACGGCCCCCGTCGTCATGTCCTGTTTGTTAATGAGTGTAATAACTTAGCGTACAATATCGTTGACCAGCTTATTACCCGTACAAGAGAGATTGTATGGTTAGACTGGAACCCAACAAGTGAATTTTGGTTCTATACAGACATGCTCGGCAGGCGTGAGGATATTGACTTCATTACGCTCACCTACAAGGACAATGAAGCACTAGACCTTACAACAATTGCTGAAATCGAATCGCACAAATACAATAAAGCCTGGTGGCAAGTTTATGGCCTTGGACAACTAGGGGAATTAGAAGGAAGAATATACACAGGCTGGCAGATTATTGATGAAATACCTAAAGAAGCACAGCTAGTGAGATATGGGTTAGACTTTGGGTACTCAAACGATCCAACCGCTATTGATGCAATCTATCGGTGGAATGGGGCATTTGTTATCGATGAAATACTTCATCAGAAAGGGTTATTTAATAAACAGATAGCCGATGTATTGCTTAATCTCCCTCGTGCATTAGTTGTTGCAGATTCTGCCGAACCGAAGTCGATTGATGAAATGAAAAGCTATGGAGTGATGATTGTAGGGTCACAGAAGGGCGTAGGATCGGTTTTACAGGGTATTCAGTATGTACAAGGGCAGGTAGTGTTTGTTACAAAGCGATCAATTAATACACTTAAAGAGTATAGAAATTATCTTTGGATGACTGATAAAGACGGCAAGATAATCAATGAGCCATCACCGATATGGAATCATCATATGGACGATATTCGATATGGCATGGAAAGCTTGAAAGCAACTGCACCACGACCAATATCAACAGACCCAGGTGGTGTATTGCCTTACTTTCCAGGTCTAGGATAATGCTTGCGTCTAGATAGAAACGTAGTTTACTCTTTGAATATGGAAAACACAGCACCAGAACTATTACCAAACGACCCGGAACTAGAAGTCCTTAAGCTAAATAAAGAGTCAGGATACAACTACAGACAGCGTAGACATCCAGACTGGGATGAGAATTATGAGCTGTATCGAGACAAAGTAACCATCAATCGCCTCACACAACGCCAGTCAGTCAACCTTCCCCTCATGAAACAAACCATTAGAACGCTTCTCAAAGACGTTGACGACATGCCAGTGTTGTACTTTGAGAACCTTGATAATGACAAGGAAGCAGAGATATTCAAAAACGAGTATTGGAAATATACCGTTGAGCAAAATAGAATGGACTTACAAGACATTGTAGATAAACGGCAAGTGTTCATCTTTGGTCGAAGCTTTACTCAATGGCAGATTGTTGATGGAAAAATAAAGATGACTGTTGAAGATCCGATGGACATTCTAGTTGATAGGTATTGTGATCCGTTCAATATTCACTCCTCACGTTTTCTTATCCACACCCACATCTTTAAGCCGTTCAGCTATCTTGAGAGTAACCCTGAATATGATCAGGAGGCAGTAGCACGTCTTAAGGAATGGTACAAAAGCGAGATGGGACTGAAGAAAGCAGCGTCCAACGAGCAAATGCTAATTGAGAAGAACAAGAAACTAGCTGATATGGGCGTGCAGGACATTGATAGCCCTGTGCTCGGTGAAACAATCGTTGAGTTGACAATCCACTTGTTGTATCGAAAAGAAGAGGAGGAAAAGGAGGAGCAGATATACAAGTACACCGAGGCAGATGACAGAGAAATTCTCATGAAGAAACCGCTTGAGAAGATTATTGGTACGACTGCTGATCATTTCTGGAGAAACCATTATCCATATGACTCATGGGCTGACGATGTAGAGCGTCAAGATTTCTGGTCTGATGGAATTGGGGATATTGTACGCACTCCTAACAAGGTGCTTAACTCTTGGTTCTCCCAGCTCGTAGAAAATAGGACACTTCGCAACTTCGGTATGCACTACTTTGATTCAACTATCGAGGGGTTTACCCCTCAGACCTTTCAGCCCGTAGCGTGGGGTTGGTATGGTGTGCCAGGTAAGCCAGCAGATGTACTACAGAAGGTCGATATCCCCGACCTCTCAGAGTCTCTTGATGAAATGAACTTTGTGATAACGATGCTTGAGAAGGCAACGGGCGCTACGGCCACCCAGCAGGGCGTACAGACTGAGAGACAGGTTACACTTGGCGAGGTACAGCTTGCATTGGGCGAAGCTAAGGAGCGGGTTAAGGGTATGTCTAAGTTCTATACGCCAGCATGGAAAGAGCGAGGACTGTTGTTTATCAAGATGATTGAAGCTGCTTCAGACAAAATCGATGCTGTCAAGGTCTACAAGAAGGGCAAGAACACTGACAACATTTACTCTCGGGAGATTGGCCCTGAAGACTGGGCTACCAAGTCAGGTTATAGGTGTAAGGTGTGGAGCCAGGACGAGAAAGAGGCCCAGGATACCGAGGCACTAAATAAACTGAATGCTGCAAAGGCTGTAATGCCTGATAACCCAAAGCTTGATGAAATCTACAAGAGAAAGGTTATTGAGTTTGCAGGGTTAGACCCAGATGAGATAAACGACATTATGGCATTTGAGCAAGCAAAGCGTGAAGCCATGATGAGTATGATTGGTCAGGGAGTAGGAATGCCAGGTATGCCATTGCCTCCTGAGCAGCAAGGCAAACAACAGCCACAGCCACTAGCGCAAATACCAGCACAAGTATGATGGACGAAATCTTAGAACGGTTAGGATACAAATACGAAGACCTGACAACCGCAGAGCGTGAAACCCTGCATTCGTGGACTGAAGCATTAACGAAGAACGAGTTAACACTCGGTCATGTAAAAACGTACATTGCTTCGATGCGAGACAGCGTTGAACAAGAGCTAGCAGAGACTTCCCATAATTCCAAACAAGACCTTTTCTTAAAAGCAAGACTTCGCAACTACATGCTACTTGAAGGGTTTCTTACCAGTCCAGAACGGGCAAAGCAGGCATTAGAGCGAGCGATTGCAGGGATAGCAAGCAGAAAAACTTGACAATAGAGATTTTCGTTTTGTATCCTGACGATAACCAAACCTTCATTAGAAGACGGACATATGCCAACTCACATCAAACCCACCAAAGAGGAATTAGAAGCAGGTATCAAAAAAGCCACAGAGGAGCTTGAGAAGCCCGAAGTAATAGAACAAGAAGAAGCACAGGATGTTAAAGCAGAGTCAGAAGAGTCCACAGAGACAAAACAGGATGATACTCGTCCAGAAGCGGATGCAGAACCGGAGAAAGAGATTACAGAACCGCAAGAAGAAGTAGACTACAAGAAGAAATTCACTGAATCCTCACGAGAAGCACAAATCTTATCCTACAAAAACAGAAAAGTAGCAGAGGCTATCGATAAAGCAAGTCAACTCCCTGAGCCAGAAGAGCAGGAGTTACGATCTGAATACCCTGAATGGGATGATATGACTAGTCTTGAGCAGCGATTAGCTAAGGATA